GGACGTGCGCGTACTTCATCATGGACTATGCAGACAGGCGTGGGGAAAGGGCTACGGCCTATGTCCCGTAAGTTAAAACCTCGTCAGATGCGTAAGATGTTATGGAGAGATACGTTGTTCAAGGCTCATTGGAAGAGTGCGGAGATGTCCCCATTGTCGTTCACTTCGGATACCTCTCAAGGTAAAGGTATATTGAAGGTGGTGTTGCCGACGTTCGTAGGAACTGTTGGTCCAACAACGGCGTTTTGGACGGTTACTGGTGGATTGCAGTTGAAGGATACTGGTTCTACGGCGCCTATATTCAATGATTCAAATTTGGTCATAAGAGGTGGACAGGTTGGAATTAATTTCACGTGTCCTGACGCCCAGACCGTGGAAACAGTAGTGCGCATCTGGAAGATCTGGTTAATTAAGGTTCCAAATATTAATTTGATTGAGGGACAGACTATTAATTATGGGTCGCAGTTAACGTCTGGTCCGGACTTTGAGGCTCAAGTTGGAAAAGTGTTGGATTACAAGGAGGCTACGTTGAATAATGCGTACCCTTCGTTTACATATGTGACCCGGATGGGAGTTCAGAAGATAGACATGGAGACTTTTGGGACGGAGTTCGGAAGTCAAATTGCGTTCGTGGTGGCAGTAGTTAATATGCAAGATAATACAGCTATAACGTTGCCGAGTATTGTATGGCATGATATGTCGTTTACAGGAGACGTGTCCGGCCACGTCTAGGTTCCTTCTCTTGTACAACAAAAGCGGGTATATTATTACCCCGCTTTTGCTTTTACTGTAAACATCCGGGTGCTATAAAGAGAGCCTCACCCCCTCAGTTGTAATATGACACCCACGCCTAAGAAGGCTTATTGTTTTACTTTGAATAACTATAGTAGTGAAGATGTCTGTAGAATTAGAGGAGTTGCGCAAACTCTCTCGAGCTATGCAATCTTTGGTCGCGAGGTTGGAGAACAAGGAACTCCACACCTCCAGGGTTATATCCGATTTGCGAGACCATATCGTTTCGCAACAGTTAAGGATAGATATCTCTCTGGTTGCCATGTCTCGGTCGCTCGTGGTTCTGCACGACAGAATCGAGAGTATTGCTCCAAATCTGGAGATTTTGAAGAGTTCGGTGAACTCACTGATACTTCAAGTGAAAGAGCAAGCAGAGATGAACTTGCCATTGCCTTTGGTACTAACGCCCGTGATGGACGTAGAGGAATTGTTAGATTCTCCGAGGAACACCCAGGAACGTATGCCTTCTCCGGACATACGTTGCTGCGAAACTTTTGGTCTTTGCAGGAGCCTCAGCCGAGACCTTCGTGCAGTTGCAAGTGGTACTACGGGAGACCAGGAGTGGGAAAATCTAGACGAGCTCATGAAGAACTACCAGGAGCATATATCAAGGAACCCAGAACCAAGTGGTGGAATGGATACCTTGGAGAACTAGAAGTTATCATAGATGACTTTGGTCCAGGTGGAATAGATATGAATCATCTGTTAAGGTGGTTTGATAAGTATAAGTGTTATGTTGAGAATAAGGGCGGTATGTTGCCTTTGTGTGCTGTAACGTTTGTAGTAACTAGTAATTTTCATCCTGTTGATGTGTACAAGGATAAGGAAGGTGTTCCTCATCCTCAGACGGATGCTCTTGTAAGAAGGTTGGAGATAATAGAGATGGATTAAAGATAATGCGTAGAGTTTTTGTGTTGGGGCCTAAATTGTCTAGGGCCGGAGCCCCCCAGGGGGGGCAGCGCGCCTTAGAGGCCGCGCGGGGGGGTCGTGTCTTCTCCACCTCTTCTAATCGTGAGGGCGCTCTGGCGCGTGAACGGAAACACTATAAATACAGGAGTAGTGTTCGGTAATAATTATCGAACCCTACCCCCCGTTATTGTACGCAGGGATGGCGATGAAACGTAAACGGTCGACACCGTTCCCTTCATGGGGTGCTAAGAAACCGCGGTCAGCGCGCCGCGCGACTCGTGTCGTCAAAAAACGTACAGGAGGACGTGCGCGTACTTCATCATGGACTATGCAGACAGGCGTGGGGAAAGGGCTACGGCCTATGTCCCGTAAGTTAAAACCTCGTCAGATGCGTAAGATGTTATGGAGAGATACGTTGTTCAAGGCTC